ATGAGAATGACCAGCCGCAAAAAAGAGATACTGAGCTACTTTGAACCTGATAACGCCAAATGGGTGACGGGTGAGATTGGACCACCGCCTTTCGACGTGTCTGGTGTGGCCTACCTGCTCCACGGTATAACCTCGCATGATAACCGCCACCAGATCGAATCTACCCGGCGAACGCTGGAGGCAATGACGAAAGACGGCCTGTTAGAAAAGGTAATCAGCTACGAACAGCGGCAGGATACTACGCAATCAGGCGGCGGCGCGGGTGTTTGGTGTAACTGCTCCCGTTATGGCCTGCCCGGTTCCTGTAAGCTGCGACGTGATGAAGGCGGTAGGCGTGACGCGATAGAGGGTGAGGCGGTGCGGGTAGAATAGCTGGGGTGCGATACCAAAATGCTACGCTACCGGTATCCGCTCAGAAATAGCCTTTTGGGTGGCAACCGACTTGGCAACCTCACATCTGGCAACCAGTATCACCCCCTGGAACGCCGCTGCTTTTGTTGGTTGGTGTAAGCGTGACCTACCTCTTTTGCTGCCTGGGTCATGATTTTAGCGGTTAACGCATAGTTGCCCATGCTTTCCGTGCGCCTTGCCATGCGATCGAGGATGCGTAGTCGGCATACCTTATTGGCGATCGGCGTATCACTCACTACGCACTGAAATCGCGCCCTGGTAGCTTGGAATAAATCTACCCACACTTTGCCGAGAGCCTTACCGTTCGCCTTGGTTGGGTCGTACAGCTCTATCTGCTGCTTGGTCGTTATCACGCCAAATTCTTGTTTTACAAACTCAACCACTGCTGAGGGGGTTTCATAGCAGGCAAGATGCTGAACTATAAATGCTTTAACCTCATTCGATAACGCTGCCATTGGCTACCCTTTGTCAATGCTGGTCAATGTAATCAGGCCGATTTCAGCACCCGCCCGCCATAAATTATTCAGGACGATAACATCACAACAATGATACTCGAACCCAGACGGGATGAGGCTTTGAGCATTTTACGCGATTCCCGTTTGTCTCAAACAGTCAAGGTTGGGCCCGTGCTTGATAACGGATTGCGGGCTTTGATAACGGATAGGGTGATTTGGTGGCGCTTCGGCATGACCGGCCACCATGAAACGCTTACGACGTTCCTATTTGTTCCTATCCGATCTGCTCAAACGTCTATATTTGTCGCTATTTGATGCCTTGAAAAACGTCTGAGCCTTACTATTTCTTACTATCTTGACGCATGGCGGCTTTTGCTTGGGCAAGTTGTGACTTTACCTGCGCCAGTTCCAGCCGTGCCAGCTTGAGCGCCAGCCTGGACTTACCCAGCTCCAGCTTTGCCATGCGCCTGGTATGCTGCCACATGATACCGTCCAGCAGCATCAGTTCACGCTGTGTCGCCGGGTCAGCGTTCGGGGAGGTGCGCCATAATTCCCCTATGCGTTCGGCGATAGCCAAATTATTGGCTCGTAGGGACACCAGCGGCGGTAACTGCTCAGCGCCAGACAGCGTAAAGAATGCCCGTCTACTCCGTTCGCCATGCTTCACGGCGTTCGTGTTACCCAGGGGAGCGCCAGCACCCGCACGCTTACCACCCCAGCCCGATCTTGATTGTTGGTTCGATTTTTTCATTTTGCGGCCCTTCTGCGCGGCACGGGCTTTTTCCACTCATACGCCGGCGCTCTGATTTTTTGAATAAAACGTTCACGGTTTTCCGCACTGCGGATAATCAGCCTTTCCAGTTCCCGGCACTCAAACGGCGATACCGAACCGCCGTTCGCCCGAATGCTTGCCGCGGCTATTTCTGCCAGGTGCTTTGGTTTCATGGTCGTTGCCTCAAGGATTGCGCTATTTGATTTTACCTTGGATAGCGTAATGAATACCGGCGCACTGTCGTTCCGCCAGTTATGTCACCTGCAGGAGCGTTACAGCCAAGCCGATTTTATCTTGAGGTTTCCACTCTGGTTTCCGGTGGAAACTTTCCAGTGGAAACTTTTGCGATGTGGAAACTTAAGCGACAACTCAAGCCGGAACGCTTCGGGCGGTGGTACGCAATCCACGTATCGGTTTCGTATCTGGCGTTGTATCGTTCGGCCTTGGTGCGTACTTTTCGCCATTGCCAGCAGTGAAGGGGCTTTACTTGGTACGCACCTCGGTTTTTTTGCGTACCTGCGTACCATTTTTGCGTACCGCTCAATCTCCCATCGATGGGACTAAAAACAACAAAACACAGAGCAACCGGTAATCAACTGCCAGCAAAGCCGCATTCCACCGTTTGAAAGTGCCTTTTTCCCCTGAAATTTCTCTATATATAAGCGTAAACATGTTGGTTCAGTCGGTTCAGTTGGTTCAATTTGTAAAGACGATTGTTTTATATGGATTTATTTTCAAAAAGTGAACCAACACAAGGCCATTTTGAACCAACAACCGGGGTTTTCGTGTTGGTTCAGTGCCGATCACCCTGCAGCGTGCATCACGGCTATCACCTTAGCATTTCTGTACATCCGGCTTGTGTTGCCGTGCGTGGCCTTGCTGTGGGTCGCTGGTGGAGCGTGCGGAGCATTACAGGCGCGGTACTGCCTTCTTCCACTGGTAGGCCGGTGCGTTCATGTGCTGTCGGTGGAGTGTCGTTTCTTATTCGCTCAATACTCAATCGGCGGATTTCTCCGCCGATTACCAATCTAACACCTGGCCTACCGCTACTCGCTGTGCACAAAAAAACCACGAAACACCGCGATTAACCGCGCTGAAAAATGCGAAATACTTGCGCTTTCTTGCGGCTCGCCCCCTCTGAATTCGCAGTTACAGACAAGCCGTTGTCAGACGTGGCGGCCTTCTTGCCAGTTTTGCGAATTTCACCGTTCGCAGTTTTATTCGCAGTTTTTTTGCGAATTGCCAATTTTTATATGGCGCTTGGCAGTTGAATACTTGATACCCTGAGCTTTGCACCAATCCTCTGGAGATATACCTGTTTTGGCATGCTCAGCGAGGAACTGTTTCTGTAATGCTCCCCAGTCCTGTCTTGCCATAAATTCCTCTAGACATTTTTTTTAGTTTATTCGAAGGTTGGCAGTCGCGATGTTCGAGCAGCATCAACGATGAATTTTGCTTGTCGATACATGCTATTTAAAAGCCTCAGGAGGGTGAATGGACTCAAATATTTTTAATGATGGGGTTTCTATGGCTGCCTACAGGTTTCCTGTATGCACAAGTAAGCCTATCCATCTAGAGCAAAGGAAAGTACTTGGTCTTTATAATCAGTCTAACAAGGGATCACCCAGACAATCGGTCTGCGAAACTGTTCGTAATTGGCTCACTAAAGAGGCCCCTCGATATGGCTGGAGAAGCGTTACATTTACAGATAACGGAGGCGCAACCCTAATGCCGTGATTTGCTCCACAGCTAAATGCTGCCAACGCGCCTATCCTTAATCAATATGTAAAAGTAAAAAAGGGCTCTTTCACTGGGCCTTTTCTTTCTGTTATCCGTTAGATCTCAACGCTACTCATTACCTGATACTCCGCTGCTACTTAATCTCCCCTCAAGACGTGAGGCGCAGTTATCAAGTTCACTCTGAATTCGCCGTACATAAAATGCGAAATTTGGTTTTTCTTGGGGGCGCTATTCGCAGTTTGCGCATTTGTCCAAACCTGCCTGCAGGGCTGACAAAAGAAAAACCCGCGCTGGTGGCGGGCTTCCTGTAGGCTTTACTTACTGCAGGTGTTTAGCATTTCAGTATGGATTGATTCTTTACTGGTTGCTCTCTCACCGAATTTCCCTGCGCCCAATAACTCGCCGTGCGTAGCCGGGTCGTCGATGATTGGAGACTGGCCGCCATCAAGTGGGGTGATCTTCTCCAACTGTGCCGGGTTGCCCTGTGCTGCTTTGCTGTCGTTTTTCATTGTGGTGCTCCTGTGCTGCCGTTACCGGTTTGAACGCCGCCGTGTGTGTGCCCCTGCAAGCTTATATTGCCCGCTTTAATGTCGCCTCTAGCGTTGATGCTGCCGCCAAAGGAAGCATCCCCTTTGCCTTCTGACTGCGTTATGGTCGAGTTGAACATAACAGGGCCATTGAACACTACAGGCCCGTTTATCGTGATTTCCTGAGCCGTTGCGGTCAGTTTTCCCGATGTGGTGACCGTTACCGCATGGCTTCCCGGGTCCAGTTCGATAAATGCCGCGCCATCGTCGGTACGCAGTTGCGCCGCGCTGGTGCTAATACCGCTGATTTTCTGCGCCTGCGATTGCGGGCCTGGAATGACAAAAGCGTCCGACAAGTCTTGCATGCGATTATCCACGCGTTCTTGAGAGCCGCCGTTCTGCCACCAAAAATCAATACAGCGATCAGCAAACACCACCAGGCATTCGTCACCGGCTTTAACCGGGAACGTGAGTGTGACACCGCCCCCGCGTGGGAATATCACTGGCACATCCACCAGCAGCGGTAATTCTGGTGCCGCTTTGCCTGTTGCGCCATATTCGGTGGAGCGTTTGCCCTTTAACCCGAGAGAAACAACGCACGTCACCGACTCAGGATCGAATGATTGGATTATGCCGGGGGTCGCGCTTCGAGCCTGTGAAACGGCAAGCTTAACCCCCGCTTCAAATACTTCTTGGTCGTCTATAGGTCTTACGTTAGCCACTGAATCCCCCTTAATCCGATATCTTTTTACAGTCGAAAGAACCAATAAGGCGCGGTGCGTCCATGTCACGCCGGATAAGCTCAACGTTAAGCCACCGTTTCTTACTTCCGTCCGGGTGAATGTATTCAAAACCGTACATCTTTCCGTTACTGGCTGGCATCAGAGTCATATCCATTTTCATACCGCCACTTCCGAGCGCCGCTATTTTTTGCGACGTAACAAACTCGCCGTTAATTTTAGACATCGAGTTTTCGATCATTTCCAAGCGAAACTCACCGCAATTGTAACGATGCGTGGTAATTGATTGAGCGTTGCTCGCTGTGGAAATAAAAATACCGAGCAAAAAAACAACCCTTTTCATTATGAATCCTGTCGTTGTAGGAATGAACTTGACGGCAAATCAGTCGCTCCGCGAGCTTCACAAGCCATCTCCATGTACCAATCTTTACCGCGTGTATCGCCCTTGTAAGTGATATAACGCACAATATAAACGCCATCAGTAGCCACGCTGGCCGGTTGAGCCATAGGCGGCGCGTCAACCCAATTTCCCTCAGCATCCCGCACCTTTCCGATAGGTGCAAGGTTGCCGTTTATCTCCTTTTCGTTGAATACACCGCTGTAGATATCCTGATTTTGAAGCGCAGTGCGGTACACAGACGCCTGATCGAGCTGAATCAAGCCATTCAGCTTAATGTTGGGATTGATGAGACATTTCACATTTACCCCGGCCCCGATGGTCTGCTGTGGCATGCCGATCAGGCCCGTATGCGAGTTAAGAACAAACGCTTCATGCGCGATCATGTCTTTCGTGCGCATATCGACCCGACCATAAGCAAATTGCCAACGGGCGCTACACTGCTCGGCCAGATTATCAAGGTATTCATGTACGGGGCCATAAAACGATTTACCCCGAGGGAATACCGTTGCCGGGAAGTCTGGCACGCTGCCGCCAACAATCCCGTATGGTTCGAGTGAACGCATCAGCAAGTGATAAACGTCTTTCAGCGTGTAGCCTTTCGCTAGCGTGGCGCTGATAAACGCTTTTTGAAACACTTCCAGCCCATCACATGCCTGAATAAATACCCAGCTATCAGTGCCATTGTCTTTGCCTGAAACCGTGAACCGAATATCGCCGCTATAAATCAGACCGAAATTCATGCCGTTAATCTGGCCGACTTCCTGATCTGATATTTCCCGCACTTTACCAACGTCACTCGCGGGTACGTTCGGGGCGATCCCGTCATAGCCTGCAATAATCTTCATCTTTGAATACTCACGCGCCAGGATAAGATTTTGTGTGCTCGGCGATAGGTTATAAATCCTTACATTGGCATTGCTCGGCCATTTATTATCATTCCATTGGATATCAAAGGTAATTTTGAAATCACTTAAAATAATCCCTTTCCCGTCATTGTCGGAAAGAACAAGCTCAAAATGACGCATCCAGTTCTGGCTCATTTTCATACCTCAACAAAATATAAGTGGCTACCGATCCCGAGGTTGTCTTTCGTCGGGTATTCTTCTGCGGTGACATCGCTGGCTACAACCAGCATGCCATTGATGCCTAGGTGCCTAAACTGACCCAATAGGTCGCGCCCTGGCACCAACGGCAACCCATAGGCCATAGCGCCGCCTGCTTCGTCGGTTAAATCCAGAGTCCATCCAGCCACACCCCGCCACTGAATGCACATGTTGACGACTTTCCCGCCCAGGCTAATCCTGAATCGCTGGTTGTTAGGTGTGAGGGGGATTTCACTAATAATCATTGAGGCCTCCCGTTAGCGTAATTCAGCAGGGCCTGAAATCCGCCTTTGAGTTGTGAGCCAATACTTTCGTTAACCGGTACAAGGGTTTTCGTTCCGGCGTTCTGTATGGGTGCGGTACTGACACCAAACAGCATATCGGCCTTGTCAGCCGCGTTTATCTTCTGCGTTTCGGAAATAATGACCTCTCGCAACGTAAGAACACACATCAACACGTTTTCGCTTGTCTTATCCGTAGTGACCTCGATCGCCCGGATTAACATGTTGTTGTAAGAGCGTTTGCCCGTGATGACGTCAAACGGGACTCGGCTTTCTTGCAAAGCAAGGAGCTGTTTGTAAACGTCGGCAGGACTGGTGCCTAACGACAACCCGGTATCGATATTGAATATCTTGGTCGTATCGATGCCATCAATCAGCGATCCTCCACCCGCAAAGCCCAATTCCATGGTGACCTCTGAAGGTCGCTTGAATGCGTGGTCGCTCAATGGTGCGCCAACCTCCACCGGGTGCTCGGTGATTTCCAATGCGTCGGAATGTTTTTCCGAGATAACCACGCTGGGGATGATTGCGCCAATACGGCGGCGCTGTTGGGAAAATAAAACAGAAAGAATATCCACTATTAAATCCTCTTGTTAATTGTTAATAAGTCATGCGCCGCCACCAGCCAGGGAAAATCCCTTTGTTGGTTCAAAACGGGCATTTGTTGGTTCAGTGTTGGTTCAAAATCGGTATCTCTGAAAAATAATTACTTTTAAAAACAATCATCTTTAAAAATTGAACCAACTGAACCGACTGAACCAACATGTTTTTGCCTCACGTGTAGAAACGTTATTCCTCTGGCTGGTCGCTCTCCGGTAGATGGTGGATCACATAAACGTTAATCTGCCGCCCATCAATGCGCGGTGATTTCCGTTGAAAGCCTCTCCCACTGGCTGGCGGTGTCAGCATCCCCGCTTCTGCCAGCGCCTTGGCGAAATGCTTCGAGTTGAACCCTCGCGCTATCTCATCCTCAAACGCTGCCGGAAACGTGTAGAACACCATCGCATCACAATCATGTTTCCCTTTGTCCCGGTACCCGGCCAAATCACGAATAGGCAGGCTCTGCGGATCATAGGGCAGCGGTGCGAACCGGCTCAGCCCGTAGGCATTAAGGAAGGCTTCAGTAGCCTCGATAATCTGCTGGTGTTCTTTGTTGCCGGTGCCGAACTCTTTGATCCAGGCATTGAAGTTGTGTTGTATCGCGTCCCGGCATTCCTGCGCATCCCAGCCGGTCACTACATGGCCCAGCAACAACGCCGCTTCCAGTACAGCGAACCGCGCCGCCACCCGGTGAACCTGCTCGCCATAGTCTGCCGGTATAAGCGAACGCCAACGACTCTCCGCCTCTCTCACGGCGGCTATGGCCTGCTGCTGCTGGTCGGCAAGGTACTTGATCCAGAAGCGCCCGGCGGCCCCGTAGTGGCTTTGATATGCATCTTTCAGGGCATCGGCGTGTGCTTTGCCGTTGGCCGCGCCGTGGAACTGTTGCGCCTTTTCCAGTGGGATATTCAGCAGGCGTACCAGTTGCCCCGCCTTCACCTTGCGGCCAGCGGTAGCAATGAAGGTTTCAATGTCCATCTCCCCGGTACTGAGGGCTACCGTGCGCCAACGTTTTAGCTCCCGGTTGCCGCCTTCCTTGGCCCCCTGGAGCTTGCCGACGCCGTTAAACAGGGTATAGGCCGATTTCGCCACACTATCCGGGTCAGCGCCTTGGCCTACCTCATCGAGCGGCATCAGCCCGTCATTGTGTGCGGCGGCCTCGTTGGCTATCCCTAACGCCGTACCGAACCACGTCAGGCGCAAGGCGTCCGGCTCACCGTACAGGCTGCTGGCCAGATTGGCGGTCGTCGTCTTACCGGCACTGGATTGCTCGTAGAAGTGAATGCCGAACCCATCAACGCCAGCCAACCCAATGAGGGGAGCAGCCAACGCCGCACCGATCCCGGCCATCATGGAGGGGTTACCCCGTGCCAAACGTGCCACCGAATCGCGCCAGCTCTCCGGCGTTCCTTTCACGGTGTACCCGGCAGCGGCAGCACTGCGACCATTGAACAGCACCGGCTTTTCTGGCGTGCCGATGATCTCCCCGTCCGGCATGATGTAGGCCCCGCATTGCCATCCCGTAGCCTGTGCCACACGCCAGATTTCACGAGAACCGCCACACTGTAGCCAGTCGGCCAGAATGGCCCTGAGGGTGTTTTTCGTGGTCACATTCACGCCACCCGCCTTGAGCGTTCGCCAACCCTCCCGCTCGCCAATATCGGCCAGCGGAATGGCGGCAGTTGTCGGCAGGCTTTCGCCCACCGGTAGCCAGCGGATAACCAGGTATTGGTCTTTGTCGTCCCTACCGGTGCCGATCACCTCCAGCGGTGAACACAACCAGCTTTCATGATTGATAACGTCGCCGCTTTGCTTGTTGATGCGCCGCGCGATAAA